AAAAGCGTTTTGTGTAGCGTAACTATCAGTGATATATCTGTTCTCTGCTGGATTGGCCCATATTGACGCTGCCATCATAAGAGCTACAGTCTTTCCTTTTCCGGTACTGCCCCATAGGTTGACAATAAATGGAAGCATATTCAGCTTGCTTACCAGAACACTAGCAAAGGAAGCAGCCATGTATATTTGCGGTTCATAGTGTGCCTTGTTAGCTCTTACCTTCTTACAAAGATCAAGCCATATATCATAACTTCCGCTTTCTCTTAGTGACTCTGCCAGTTCTTTAAACCTTGATTCATCATCAAAAACGACACTTCTGTCATAAGGTATAAAATCTTCCTTATGCCATCCAAACTTGCTTGTTGACAGTTTCAAAGGTATATCGTTCAGGTTTTCAACGTCTGAAAGATACTTAACAAGGTCCTTTGCTGATTCACTGGTAACTGCAATTCCGTAATCTGCAAGCCTTACAATCTTGGAAGCACTAGCAATCAAGCCTTTATCAACAGTTATTTCCTTCCACTGATGATCTCTCTCATAAGCCAGTGTTATCTTTTCTGTCTTAGTCTCAATATTAAACAGCCTTTCAAGCGGTAATATTGGATGATAACAAGCCAACTTCTCACCAAACAGAGTTAATATCCTTATTCCTGTTCCGTCTGCGATCCAGCTTCCACAATTCAACTCACCATTGATATGTCCAAAATCAGTAAGATTGTTAGCGTCTCTCTTCTGCGCTCTGGAAGCCTTGTCAATTTCCTTTTTAGTAGCGCTTATGAGTGCTTTCATCTTTTGCTTGCATTTAAACTCTTCGCTTTTAGTAACAAAAGCGTCCAGGAGGAAAAATCTATCTACTTCCGACTCTTCTTCAAACACTTTCAGAAGATTGTCCCTGTCAAATAATTGGTCTTGGCTATACGCCATGATTTCTGTTTCTGTCATAATTCCCCCAACTGGTTTATTAGTTCTTCTTGTTGGTAACAAAGTAGCTGCCATTTGTTGTAAGCGTTAGTCCAATCATCACTGAATGGCTCTGCTTTTAAGTATGTCTGCCATAGTCCGGTAAACCCTTCGCCAACTGCTCTTAATTCTTCTTGCAGCCGCTTTTTGGTTTTTTCAGTTTGTTGGCGTTTTAATACTGCTACTGCTACTTGCGTTCGTGTTTCTTTTGTTAGAGTTTCGCCAGATATCCACTCACAGGCTTCTTTGAAATTGAGATTATGAAACTGTCTTACAAAAGCAATCTGATCTCCGCCTCTTCCACAAGCAAAACAGTAAAAACCATCATCATATACTTTCATGGAAGGCGTATGGTCTCCGACATGGAAGGGGCATTTACAAAAGCCGCCTCTTTTTGTTTCCAGTCCACATCTAGCAAGAATATCTTTCATTGGATATCTGGCCTTGATTTCATCTACCCTCATCCGAACTCGCTCCTTGCGATCCTCTCCTTAAGGTCTCTGTAAAGAAGTTCCTTTATAATTTTTCCGGAAGTCTCTTCTTTACAGAAAACAAGTTGCAGATCATAACGCACTAGCCAAGCACACAATGAAGCGAAAAACGCCTTTTCGTTAAACTTGCTTCTATATTTGCCGGCCAGTAGGTTTTCCCATGTGGCGTTTTCCACCAACAAGAATATCCTTGCGCCATGATCTTTAGCTCTCTGAAACTCTCGCTCAAATCTCTCTCTTGAATGGGTAAGGCAGCTTGCCAGTTCATCAAGAGATTCTTTTCTTTCGATTACTGCATAACCCGAAACAGTCTCTTTATCGTCAAACAACCATTTGCCATCAGGGAGTTGCGCATTGTAGGTATAATCTCCGTAGGACAATGTTCTGCGTTCATAAGGTGCTTCTAGTGCCTCATATCGTTTTTTTGCTCTGTCTGTTGGCTTTTCCCTTGTATCTATCAAAACAACCATTGATTCAAGCATATTGGTTTCTTCGTGAGCTTTCACTTGTCTGTCCCCCAGTTGTAATTACTTAAATGGTAGTTCGTCTTCAAGGCCATCAGGAATACTCATAAAATCGGTGGTGGTTGTCTGTGCCTGTTCTCCGTAACCATTTTTAGCCTTAAACTTAGCTTCTCCGGCCTTACCGGTCCTTACTGCCTCAACTGATACTGGATATCTTGGCTCGGTATAAACAACTTCCTTGCCTTCAATAACTGTTCCGGTCTCGCCAAACACAATACCAATCTTCTTGCCTTTCCACTTTGTTTCGTCCCAGTCCCATTTATAACCCTCGTTTGACTCTTCAAGGGCATTAGGCCACTTTGCAAAGGTATTCTTTGTCCAAGAATCCTTTTCTGATCCATCATCCTTAGGAAGCCATATCTTAACTTTTCCCTTGTACTTCTTATCCTCGTTGGTGTTGTCCTCGTACTGCTTCTTGAAAAAGCCCTTGTACTCACCCTCTGCGATTTCAAACTGCACAAGCATCTGATCGGAATTTCCGTTCTGTCCGGTCTCAATCTTTGCCCCTAAAATCTCGCAAATATAAGCACCCTTTGGAAGTTTGGCCCCTCCTGATCTCTTAGCGGCCTCCTGTGCCTCTGCAAATCCGTTAAACTGTTTCATTCTTTCTATCCTCCTTGTTATCTTCTACAACATTTATGTCGTAGTAATCTCTAATCGCCTTGTCCACTGCCAGCAGATCATTGTCTATCTGTGTCTCAGCAAACATATCTATAGGCGTTTTAGCTACATCATTCTCAGTTGTCTGAGTTAAAAAGAAATGCTTTCCACCTTCTGCCTTGCAACGAAGTACAATAGTAAACATTCCTTCGATACATACCTTTTCATCAAGCAGCTTGCCTATTGTCTTAGGTCGGATATTTCCAAAATCGTCTGTATCTTCGTGCATTATGATGTAAACAATCTTGTTTTCTGGTACTTTCTCTTTAATAAACTCAATCAAGTTCCAGAAGTGATCTCCGATCTTGTTATAAAAGGCAAATACCGCATTTCCGGCTCCGGCGTTCGCGTGTCCTTTCATAAACATATTGGTGATAAGATATCCGGCATCATCAATTACTATGCTTTCCGCTGGAAACTGTATAAGCCACTTCATAACCTGGTTGTAATCATCTGTATTGCCTTTGTTGATATCCCCTTTAAATGGAAAAGGTTTGTTAAGTACATTGATAACGTTGAAATGCTTATTGCCTACACAAGTTCTTAGGCTTGCACTTTTGCCGCTACCTGACTTACCGATCAAAAGTACTGGTATTGCCATGTTTTAGCCTCCTTATTTAATGTTTAAATGTCTTCCTCTTGGTTCTAAATGTGCAAAGTCTAGTTCTTTACCATCTTTTAAGGCTTTGCGTATCAGCTCATTGTCCGGCTGCACAATAACCTTTGTGTAACTATCAGGCACATCACCTTCAATCTTTAAAGGCTGCACTCCGCCGTTATTGGCGATCTGAAGCGTATATTCACCGGCCTTTATAGTGTCTGTTCCAGCCGCGTCCATTGCCTTTATAAGTGCTTCCTTCATGCGCTTAACATTGTTTAGTCTTGCCTGTTGCTTTTCCGTGAAGGCGTCAATAACCTTTTTGCACTCGTTAGCTTCCATTGTTAGCTGATTTATAACGTGAACATATCCGGCCGACTTAGCCTCTAGCTCGCCTTTAAGCCCTTCTAAAGTGTCTAAAAATGCCTGTTCATCATCATCACTAATCGCCAACTCATAAAGTGCTTGAAATTCACCTGTCAGTTCATACAGACTGCTCATTTAATAACCTCCAATTCTTTAAATGTCTTAGGATCAATGACCTTACCTTCCGTCATTAGCAACACATCATTCAGCCTATCTATTGGAATGGCGTCATAGCCCTTTTCCAGCGTTGACCTTATAATGTATGCCAACAGATTTATGCCGGCCCTGTCCTTGATTGCTTGTAATTCGTTTGTTTCCATTTGATATATCCCTCCTTGTTTGGTATAATTGAGGGTGAAAAGAGCGTAACCAATTACTCATTTCACCTTGACCTTGTTCGCAGCAAGGTCTTTTTATTTGCTAATCATTGGTAACTTTTTATTATCAATGTTGTAGCTTTTTGCGTTTAACTGGCGTTGATAATACTTCTTCATCACTCATTCCTCTTGCTATTCGTGATCTAATTCCGCTTTTACTTATTCCGGTTATCCTTGACCATTCTGATATATGATGTCGTTCGCCTTTAAATGTCAGATAAACGTTTCTTCTGGTGTTGGATTGTTGCTGAAGGTTGCTAATCAATCTACAGTTATTTGGACTATAACCTTCATTAACATCTATTCTGTCTATCGTTTGTTCTCCTGTTGGAAGAGTCTCGTCATAGCCTTGACTAATCATCCAACTCTTGAAGTTATGCCAACCTTCAGGATTACTTTGGTGCCATTCGCTGCAAACCGTTATCCCTCTTCCACCATAATTGTGGTATTCTCGATCAGAAGAGTAATTGCATCTTGTATTCATGCTCCACCATCTTCTATAGAGTTTTGATGTGCTATCTCCCATGTTTACGCTCCAATTCTTCTGACCTTTTTAATATCTTTTTTGTATAACTACTGAGATTACCGGTTTTACCATTCTCCACGGCGTTAGACTCTCCGTGATATACACCAAGCACAATCCCTACATCTTCGTACTGATTGAACAACTCGGATAAATAATCAGCGGCGATATACATGTTCACGTAGGCATTATCCCAATCAGATGTAGACCATCCAGCTTCCTCAAATCTCAGTTTGTGTACTGTTGGATTTACTTGCATCAATCCTTTGCAATTTCCATTAGTTACTGTTGGATCATATGAGCTTTCATAAAAAGCAATAGCTTCCAACAATTCAGGGCAAATATTAAATTCATTTCCTATGATTTCTGCGTATTGAGTTATTTCAGTAGGTATTCCATCAACTTCTTGTGGTGGAATATATGACAAGGCATTGGCCTTGACTGTGATGGGTTGTGATAGAACACACAACGCTAATAGAATCCCAACAATTACTTTTTTCATTCCTTTTTACCCCTTTATCAGTTTTAGTAAGTCTTCATCAGTTAAATGCAATGTCTCTTCCAGTGCTAACAGTTCAAACACTGTAAAGCTATGCGGATCAATCAGCCTTCGATTTAATCTTTGGTAGTCAATCCCTGTTATCCTTGCCAGCTCCATAAAACTGTTTATGTCACAATCAATCATGCGCAACTTAAGGAGCTTCTTTACTGGACTTTTTACTTTTGCCATGATTTACCTCTAGTGTCATTTAATTCAACTCTGAGCGCAAAAAAATATCATTTTTCTGCTTATTTGTAAGGCGTAAGATGTTGGAAAGGCTTATCATTTCTGAAACAGTACACTCCCCTCCGTTCAGGATTGTATAAAGCCTTGGCCGACTACAGCCCATTTTCTGAGCTATAAAAGATTTTGTCATGCCACTTTCAGAAATGACTTCTGAAAGCATTTTTATATCAGTCATATTTTCCTCCGACTCCCTGTTAGTTTCATTTCGTTCAACTGTGTTCATGTTATCATGCGGTTGAATTTGTGTCAACCACCAATTTCAATTTTGTTGAATTAGTTTACACCGATATGCTATAATAAGGCGTGAAAAGGGGTATTTTAAATGGTTGAATTATATGAAAATATTAAGAAGCGTAGAATAGAATTAGGTATGACGCAAACAGAACTAGCAAATAAAGTTGGCTATTCCGATAAAGGAATGATCTCCAAAGTCGAGAATGGCAAAGTAGATATTCCACAAAGTCTAATTTTGAAGTTTGCTAAAGCATTAGAAACTACACCAGCTTATCTTATGGGATGGGCTAGTGCTGATTATGTGCTATCAGATGAAGAAAATCTACTTATCGAAACTGTAAATGATGTGAATAGTAGTTTTGAAGAGCGCATGGCATTATATACAATCATGCTAAAAGAAACCTTAAATAGACAACTGCTAGATGCTGCGGAAGGTTGCACCGACAACCAAAAGAAAGTAGCTATTGATATGCTAAACAAATTTAAGGAAATCAATGGAAAAGCTGTGTGAATTGGAGGTTTATTATGGCAAAAGCAAAGAAACTACCTTCTGGAAAATGGAGAGCGCAAGCATATTACAAAGATAAAGCCGGTAATATATACCGACCTT